AATCCGCGCACAGGCATGAAGAGAATCGACGAGGCGTTCCCTGAAGACATGCGATCATCGACCCGGACCACGGACATGTATATCGGAATGAAGAATGGCTCGTCATGGCAGCTCGTGGGCTCCGATAACTACAACGCCTTGGTTGGATCTCCGCCCATCGGTATCGTCTTCTCTGAATACGCGCTATCAAACCCTCAGTCATGGGCTTACCTTTCCCCGATACTCGAAGAAAACGGCGGATGGGCCGCCTTCATCTCCACGTCCAGAGGAAACAACCACCTGAAGAAGATGCTCGACTTCGCCCGGATAACGCCCGGCTGGTTCGCCGAGGTACTCACCGCAGAGGATACGCCGGTATTCACAGCGGTGCGCCTGGAGGAGATCCGAGCCGAGCTGGTGGGCACGTTTGGCCCGGAGATGGGCGAGGCCATGTTCCAACAAGAGTATTTTTGTTCGTTCCAAGGCGCGGTGATGGGCTCCTACTACGGCAAGCAGATGGCACTGGCCCGCAAGGATGGCAGGATCACCAGCGTTCCCTACGAAACAGGTGCCGAGGTCTACACCTTCTGGGATCTGGGCGTCGATGACAGCATGACGATCTGGTTCGGGCAGTTCATCGGTCGCGAGACTCGATGGATTGATTATTACGAAAATACCGGCATGGGGCTGGCTCACTACGCCAAAATCATGAAGGAAAAGCCCTACGTCTATGGTGATCATTACATGCCACACGACGCAGCAGTCCGGGAAATGAGTGCCGGTGAGCACGCAATGTCGCGCGTAGAGGTGGCTGAATCCCTGGGGATCAAACCAATCATTGTCGTTGAACGCCCTCGCAATAAGGACGCCGTCATGAATGGCATCGAAGCCGCCAGGAATTCCATCGGGTCGTGCTTGTTCGATGCAGTGAAGTGCTCTCAGGGCATATCGGCATTGGAAGGCTATCGGTCAGAGTACGACGAGGAGAAGAAGGTGCTCCGAAACACGCCTCTTCACGACCATTGCTCGCATGGCGCAGACGGATTCAGGACGTTCGCAGTCGGCTACAGGGCGAAGCGGATCGCCAAACAGTCAAACAGGCAGGTGTTATCAGGGTGGGCTGCATGACAGTAATCAAGAGGACATTGGGATATTGCAAAGGATCGCCGATCATGATTCTGAGACCGGCAGGGCGGGACAATCGCAAGCGCTTCATCATCAAACTGGGCGACCTGTGGAAATACAGCGACACGCACAACGAGCTGTTCGAGTCGTTCATCGCCAATAAGGTCATTCAGATATGCGGACTGTTCGACATCCAGGTGCCGAAGGGCAAACACGCTTTCGCCCAAGTTATGGTTTCGATAGCCACAACGATCATGGATGGGATTGACGACCTGGTGAAGATGCCACCATATCAGGCAGGGCACGATGACCCGGACACGGTGATCGACATGCCGCAGCCCAGCGACAGGCCCGATATTAAAGTAGGGATGATGCACTGATGAGCGAACGACTTCAAAGAGCCGAGAACATAAGGCGCATCGAGGAATACACCCCTCACGAGTTCGACGTTGACGAACACCTTGACGAGCTGGGGCTCGCAAGGCCTCCCAAAGGAATTCATCCGCTCGACAGGGAGGATGTCCGTAAGCGGTTCGCGAAAGTGACCTCGTGGTTCGCCCAGGAAAGGGTGCGTCAGGCCGATTTCCGGCGTGAGTCGATGGCTGACCATGAGTTCTATGATGGCCCTGGACAGTGGACGCTGGAAGAGAAGGCGACACTTGCCAAGAGGTCACAGGTTCCCATCACGTTCAATCAGGTAAAGCCGACGGTCGATTGGGTGCTGGGGACCGAAAAGAAGATCAGGGTTGACTACCGGGTCTTGCCCAGGGGTGAAGAGGACGCCAAGAGCGCGGAGATGAAGACGAAGCTCTTCAAGTACGTCTCCGACGCGAACAACGCAGGATTCAAGCGGTCGAAGTCATTCGCCGACGCAGTGTTGGCTGGGGTAGGATGGATCGATCACGGGATCAATTCAGACCCCGACAATGAACCGCTGGTGGTCTCTTATGAAGACTGGCGATACGTTTGGTGGGATACGCTGGCAGTCGAGGACGACCTGAGTGACGCCCGTTACATCTTCAGGGGCAAGTGGGTGGACGAAGACGTTGCCTGTGCCATGTTTCCGGATAGGGCGGACGTTATCCATGCTTCTGTTATCAGCGGAACTTTGGGTTTTGGGTATGAGATATTTTCCGAGATGGCAGACCCTGCCGTTGATCCCAAGATGTCCGGAGGGATGCCCCGCAACGCGGAAGGGGTGAGCCCTCAATATACCGGGTTCTTTGGGTACATCGGCACACAGACCGCAGTGGAGCCCAGGGACAGAGTGTTCCTGGTTGAGTGTCAGTATCGAACCCCGGCGAGAAAGAAGATACTGAGAGGCAAGGAACTGGGCACGCTCCAAGGGATTACGTACAACGATCAGATCCCGGAGCACCTGAATCTGGTGGAGCTGGGAATCGGGCAGCCTGTCGAGTCAACCGTGATGGAGATGAGGCAGATGATCTTCACCGGCGATTCTGTCTTGCAGGACGGGGAGTCGCCGTACCGACATAAGCGTTTCTCTCTGGTGCCGATCTGGGGATTCAAGCGGAAGAAGGACGGCACGCCCTACGGCATCGTCCGAAACCTCCGGGACCCGCAGAAGGACCTGAACAAACGCCGGTCGAAGGCACTCTATCTCCTGTCAGCCAACCGGGTAATTGCCGACGACGATGCGATAAAAGACACGGATCAGAGCTGGGATGACATCGTTCAGGAGGCGAATCGTCCCGATGGATTGATCAAGATGAATCCAAAGAGTCAGCGCGGGATCGAGATCCAGAACGAGACCAACTTGGCCAAGGAGCATGTCGCCCTCATGGAGCAGGACGAAAAGTACATCCAAAGCGCGTCAGGGGTGACTGATGAAATGATGGGCCGGGACACAAATGCCGTATCGGGGAAGGCGATCCGGGCACGGCAGGAGCAGGGCGGTGTCGTGACGACGGCCTTCTTTGATAACAACCGACTGGCCTTTAAGCTGTCCGGCGAGATCATTTTGTCGATGATCGAGCAGCTCTACACACAAGAAAAGAAGCTCCGGATCACCGGGGGCGAGAACGGCAAGATGCCTGAGTTCATTGAGATCAACAAACTTGACCCGGATACGGGCGAGGTCATAGGCGACATCACGGCAAGCCAGGCGGATTTCGTCATTTCCGAGCAGGATTACTCCGCAACGATACGGGAGGCCATGTTCGAGTCAATGACAGAGATCGTCAAGACCATGCAGCCCGAAGCGTCGATCCAGATCCTTGACCTCGTGTTTGAGCTGTCTGACCTGCCAGGTAAAGAGAAATTCGTTGACAGGCTTCGCGCTTTAACAGGTCAGAGGGGGACCGAGGGGGTGCCTACTCCCGAAGATCAGGCGGCAGATCAGGCCAAGGCAGCAGCGGCGCAGCAGCAGGCAGAGGCGCAGAACGCGATACTTCAGACGCAGCTTGCAGGCGAACAGGCAAAGGTAAAGAAACTCGAACAGGAAGCCCAGCTTATCGCCGCGAAGATCAAGACCGAGTCCGTCAACCAGCAGGTGAGTGCTGCGGGTGTCGATTATGACAAGGAAAAGCTCCGAATGGAGAAGGCCGATACCCTGAACACCATCCAGCAGAGCGAACACCAGCGAACCATGCAGACCAATGATCATACTTTCAAAGTGGATTCCACAGCGCATGACCAGGCAATGAGTGAGCTGAGCCAGGAGGCGAAGGCGAAAGCCGCCGAGCATGGACAGATGATGACCGAACGAAGCGCGATGAATACCGAGAAGGCAGGCGAGCATGGACGGAAGATCGAGGAGCAGCGCCTGGCCCTGGACGAAAAGATGATCAAGCATAAAGACACGGCAGGTAGATCCATTGAAAGAGGATTGAAGAGCAACAACCAGAAGAAATAAGGGAGAATTGAAATGCCAGTAGATCCGAGAATAGCAGCAGTAAACATGCAGGCGACAAGAATTGGCAGCCGAATGCCACGGGTATCAGGACAACCCCCCGGACAGGTAAGGGACATTCCCGAAAACCCAAAAGATGATGCGGCCATCATTGCTCAGGTGAAAACCTTGCTCACGAAGGCCATAGAGTTGTTGGCTAACATTGGTCCAGGGGTACAATAGAGAGGGATTTCAAGGACAGTAATTAAAAAATAAGGGTTCCCCTGACGGTAGGCATACCGAAAGGGGACGCAAGAACAACGAACGGAGCCGGATAGGGCTATCCACCTATCTTGCTCCGTTTTTTGTTGCCCGAATCAACCCGAGACAGAGAGGGAGAACATTATGGGAAAGATCACGGAAGACGAGCTGGCGATGCTGAGCCCCGAAGAGCGAGAAGCCCTTGAGGGGGAAACGGAAAACAAGAGCACGGAGGAGATCAAGGCTGAAGAAGAGGCCGCCGCTGCCGCCAAGGCGAAGGAAGAGGGGGCGGGAGAAGCGAAGCGGACGGTCGAGAAAAAGGAGGTCGAAGAGAAGGCAGCCGAGGAGAAGGCGGCAGAGGCAGCGGAAGTAGAAGCGGAAGCCGAAGCGGAGAAACTCGAAGCAGAGGCCAAAGCCAAGGCGGCTGCAGACGCAGAGGCGGCAGCGGCAGTCCAGGCAGCCAAAGAGGCGGCAGACCTGGAGGCAG